CAGGGCATCATGTGGATCAGCAACATGGAGGAGTAGAGCGTGTTTATGGATGGGTACTTGATCTGGGGTGACCTCATGAGTCGCCTTGGAGATTGTTGGATAGATTCTACCGCTGAAGAACATAAATTTACCGTAAGCCCTCGCTTGCTTCTCTTCCTCGCTGTATGAAGCCACCATCTCATCAATAATATCTGGATCAAGGTGACCTCTGACTCCTCTTCGAGTACACGCTGAATATACATCTGCCTCTATGTGAAAGTAACCCTTAATGCCTTCTTCGGATGCCTTCTGAATCTCATCAACGATGTATGGTGGACAGTACAATGGTGTCATGGGTAAGAGGACAATACATCCCCCTCTACGCCTGGACTTCACAGCCTTCCATAATGATTCGGGCATAGGTTCATCAGCTACGATCATTGAGACTGTACTGGACTCGTATGTCTTGGGGTCTTGGTCAAAGGTCTTGAAGTGTATCTCCCAGCCATTGATCAGCAACCTGGCTACCCAGGGCTTACCGTCCTTCTTATCATCGTAATTCTCTTCCAGGATGCCACCCTTGAACAGCTCCTCAAACATCGGGACGACAGTCTCCTTGATAGCCTCCCCAGTTGAGCAATACCAGATGTTCTTGGACTTGTATGGGAAGTCAGTAAACAGAGGTAGATTGAACCATCCGTTCTGGACTCCCATGGTGAGGTTAGCGATGATCTGGACTGTGGCTGTGGACTTACCCACACCATTGGCAAAGGTGGGCATAATGATAGGTAGCTTGGCATCCTTGAGTGAGTTGCCAACTGTGGTGATGTAGTCCTCTTGAGCGCCATTAGGACAGAAGAACCTGAGCCTATTGGATTCAATGCCCAGGAGGTAGGGCTTCCGTTCAGCTACAGGGAGTGATTGTGCGAATAATTCTGGCTGTATTTCCTGTTTAAACACCCAAAGTTACTCCTAAAGTCTCGAGAATTCCTGGGGTTCCTGTTGTTCCATGTCTAAATATAGGAGTAATCTAATCATCGGAGGCTCCACCATACTTCAATGCGATCTCCTCAGCCCTGCGTATGGCATCCTTGAACTTGTCAGAGACATCCACCTCAACCAGGTCACTAAACAGTCGGAAGTATTTCCCAAGCTTCTCAAGCGCCTGGAGCTTATCCAGCATCTTGACCTTGGTGATCCTCTCCTGTACCCAGTCATCACCATCCTTGGTTGATCTGACCTCACCTACTTCAAATGATCCGATAACGGAAGCCAGGTCATCATCCCAGTCCTTGGGGTCTTTGATCTCACCACTCTCATCGAATAGCTGTCTAAGGTCGAGGAAGGCAATCCTACCCACTTCTCTGATCCAGCGGTCTATTGTTATGGCTGATCCATCGGAGAGCATCTTGGAGCGTTCTGAGATGGCTCTCTTGATGTGAGGATAGTTGAGGATTTCGTATGCAGTCTCACTTGCTGAAGTTTTCTTATACCCTGCGTAGATAGCAGATTGGGTGCCGTTGAATGTCTCCAGGTACTTATCAACGAATTTCTTGTACTGAGGTTTCAGTCGTGCGTAGGCTGATTGTTCTTCGCCTGGTTCTATATAGTGATCAGTTTTAGCCATTAACCAGCTCCTTTATCCAGTAAATGATCGCAACCCATAGAGCGATAGATACCAGGAATATACTTAACCAGACAGCTCCCTTGTCAATTGAGGTGTAGTATGGGTTCTTAGTCATTGGGAGGTATGTCTCCACCTGGGAACAGCACCTCTACCAGGGTCTTAGGTTTCTTCTGGATTAATTCATCTACAGGGGTCATGAGCTGTTCACCGCATAGGGGGCAGTACTTGAACTTTGTTATCAGATATTCCTCGTCTGCTGGGGTAGTTGACAGCCATCCCTCATCGAATCCTTCATGGTAGCTGTAGATATGCTTGCACTTATCCCTTTTGGCTCTCTCTTCTTCCCAGAGTGTTTTGGGGTCTGTCATCCTTCAGCCTGTATTTTCCGACTGACGAAGTAATTGATCTCCTCGTTGGTCATGTGGTGGCTGTGGTGTCCCTCAGAGCAGTACCACTCGCTTGACTCTGGTCTGGATGTACATGGGATTGGTTGCATTAATTTGCTACAGGTTGGGCAAGGTTTCACTTCTGCGATTTGGTTCATAATGTCCTCCGAACATTTTTATGGTCTTTTATGTGTTCCAACAAGCCGTGAGTGGCGTTCTTCTCTGCCATAGCTTTTATCGCAGACAGATTCCCATCCACGATAGCCATATTCCACTCTTCTTCACGAATCATCGCAAGAGATAAAGACTGTCTGCCTCCATGATATGCACTAAACTTTTTGATATAGACTGTTTGGGTGGGAGAGAGGTACCATTCACTACTGAACACCCTAAGCGGTGTCCCAGCGAAGAGTGTAAGCCCTGTAGAGAGGGCTGTCGTAGTGACTAGCGACAGTCTCAAGAAGTCTCGCCTGTTCATTTGAACTTCATGGGATCAGATTTCCAGACTATTGCCCAGGCAACCAGCCATCTCGCCTTGAAAGGCTTGTCCTGGGTGAATGCTACCAGCTCATAGAGCCTCATAGCCAGGTTATTTTTTACTTGCTTTTTCACCTGTTTTACCATTCTACCACTTGTCATAAATAACCATCCTTCACTAGCCTATATCCCAGGTAACACGCCACAGCTAAGATACCCAGCTCAATCACCGTCTGGGTCGATCTCAAAGGGGTCACCTTCCAGGTCTTCATCAGTCAGCTCTGATACTTCCTTTTCCATCTTGGTTGATCTCAGAACGATTGGATTAGCCTGGAGAGTTCCCTGGTAATAGATTTTAGCTCCTACCCATAGCATGAAACCAGCGCATCCGAATGCGGTGATGATGGACAGGCAGACTCCGATAACAATTATAATATCCATGGAATAATTTAACCTATGCACTATACAGGTCAATTATTTATCGATGGGGACGATAATCCCCATTTAGTGCTAGGAATGTCATCTGTTGGCTATATATTCCAGCGTTGAACAAAACTAAAACTGGGAGCCTAAAAATGAGACTAAACGTAAGAGTACAAACCTTCGCCCCTTGGACTGAACGCAGATTAGACCTTGGGATCGTTGATAGTTTTGACCAGGGTAAAGCCCTTATCCAGGACTGGTTACATAACAATGTTGAAGACATCACTCGCTTTGAATATGGTGGTGATAGAGACAGCATGAATCACAGCACTTACTTATTCACCGAAACAAGTACCCTGGTTTTTATCGGGTCAACGAGCGTACTATAATGGAAATCATCACCACGATCCCCATCCCAGCGATAGTCACAGCAAGTGATTTAGACTGGAACAAGCTACTGCCAGAAGATGGCGAGTCTAACTTTGGATCAACGATAGCCTTTGGTCGTAAGGACATTAAATATATTGTCGTCAGCCATTATACAGAATCGCTATGTGGTTACGATGCACAATCCCACCAGGGTGCAATTGACCTTATGGACTGCTACGATATTATTGCTAACAACATAAATGAATATGATGCTACAGAACATCATATTTACAGGGCATAGGTGATCTAATGGAACCTATGGCAATCACAATCCTCTTGACAGCTGGTCTGATCAAGGTGGATGGGAAAATGATCCACGTTTACACAATGGTCTTGACCCAGGAACGCAATACGATCCGCTTGAACTTTGAAGGTAGCCAGCTTGGATGGTTGAATATGCAAGTAGCCAAGGATGCCTTCGTTGATGCTCGTGAGACTACGACTGTCAAGGATGAGACTGTAGACCCAAGAGAGGATGATTAATATGAGCCTATACACACATTCTTTCATGCCCCAGGATAGCCACCTCGATCCACCAGATGAACCTGTGATCGAAGATGATGACGAACTGCTCTCCACTTGCTGTGGTGCCAATGCAGATGGTGAGATTCATACTTATGAGAATGAAGAAGAAGGTGTCGATGCTGACCAGCATTTCGGTATCTGTACCTGGTGTAAGGAACACGCTGAATTTACGACTGAAACTGATTAACCCCCTGAATGGTTCAAGGGAGTGGTTCGATTCCACTTCCAGGGACAGAGGATACACAGAGTATCCAACAACAACCAAGGAGCCTAAAAATGGATACACTTGAACGGACTGATCAGATCATATTCTTGACAGTCACAACTATAGGGATCAATCCTAATTTCGGGACAACCGAAACTGAGACTAAAGTGATAGCATTCTCAAAGATATCGATGGCGTTAGGGATGGGTCACCAAGCACTCCAACAGCTTGATCCAGACATAGCCGAAGATGCCCTCGTAGCGCATAAGCATAACACAACCAAGACTATCAGCTTTAAGACCATGGCGATTGCAGAAGAAGGTCGCCAGATCGTCTACCTCTAATGTACTACTGGATAATTGATAAAGACCTGTGCAACGAAGACCTGGAGGGTACGAACTGCTCAAGTCATGACCATTTGACTGACAAGCTGAAAGCGGAGCGTAAGCCCCATAACTTCAGCCTGTACGATGATGACGACAACTGCATGGCAATGGGTCGCTTATGGCTCTCAGAGAAGTCAGAAGGATCAGAGCAACTGTTCGCTCCCCTGGATGATTTTGGAACGCCCAGCCTTGGATGTACCTACATCAAAGTTGATGGCAAAATAGTTTAACTAAAATAAGGAGACACAATTGAGACAGGTAAATCATGCGAGAATGGTAGGTGCGATGAAGATCAAACTGCACACCGTATCGCAAGTAAAGATGGCTAAAGCCTTGGGAGTCTCGACCACAACGATGTCACGTTGGGTCAGGGGAGATCGCCCAGTTCCACATAGGCACATAGCCAAGCTTGCCAGAATATTAGACAAGCCAGTTGCATGGCTTTGTAAAGAGGAGACAAAATGAGTGAAATGATCACAACCACGCCAGTAACCCTGCTTGAAAAGGCACTCGCTGGTGGAGCTGACGTAGATCAGCTGACGAAGCTTTATGAGCTTCAGGTTACCTGGGAGAAAAACGAGGCGCTCAAAGCTTTTAGTTCTTCCATGGTAGATGTCCAATCCAAAATCCCTTCAGTATTCAAGGGACTCACCAACAAGCACACCAAATCAAACTATGCTCCCCTGGATGCTATCATTACAGCAACCAAGGCAGTCTATACTGAGGGTGGCTTCTCAATCAACTTCTATGAGGGTGACTCGCCTGAGGGTCATATCAGAGTAGGTGCTGACGTTATTCACCGTGATGGGCATGAGAAGAAATATCACTACGATGTCCCTCTCGATGGTGAAGGTATCAAGGGCGGTTCCAACATGACTGGCATCCATGGTAAAGCTTCATCCACTACCTATGGTCGCAGATACCTCATGTGTATGATCTGGAACATCCCAACTGGTGATGATAATGATGGCAATTCAACTGAAGAGTTTGTTTCTCAATCTCAAGTCGCAGAGCTTACAGCTCTCGCTGAAGAGGTGGGCAAAAAGATCACCGATCCAAAGCTCATGAAATACTTCCACGTTGAATCAATCGATCAGCTTCCTGCGAAACATTTCAAGGATGCGATCTCAGCTTTGGAGAATATGAGATGAGCCTGGTAGAATTAACTGATGTCGAAGAGCTGATCCAGGGTACGGATGAATGGCTCCTCAAAAGATGTGGTAAGATGACCGCCTCCAGGATCGCTGATTTAATGGCGACTGGTCGTGGAGGTAAGGGTCGTGGAGTCACAGCCCTTAACTATCGTGCAGAACTGGTAGCAGAACGCCTTACTGGTGAGCCAGCTCCTCACTTCAAGAGTACCGCTATGCAATGGGGTACTGATACTGAACCCTTAGCCCGATCCGCTTACGAGCTTTATCACCATGATGTGGTCGAAATAGGCTTCGTAGATCACCCATCAATCCCTAACGCTGGATGTTCTCCAGATGGTCTGGTTGGTGGAGTTGGATTGGTCGAGTTCAAATGTCCCAACACCGCTACACATATCAAGTATCTCCTGGCTGATGTAGTGCCAGCTGAATACATCAAGCAGATGCAATGGCAGATGGATTGTACTGGTAGAACCTGGTGTGACTTTGTCTCCTATGATCCACGGCTCCCAGAACGTCATAAGATGTTCATCAAGCGCCTGGATCGGGATCATGCCCTCTGTGCGGATATTCGTTTTGCTGTAGCTGAATTTGATGAAGAGATTGAGAAGATCATCTCAGATATGGAGTCTATCGTTGCAAAAAAATAGTGTTAATAAAGTGATCCTGGTCGGGAGGCTGGGATCGGACGTAGAGCTGAAATACACCAACAGTCAGATGGCTGTTACAAATATCTCTGTTGCCACAACCCAGGTCAATAAAGAGAAGGTTGAGACTACTGAATGGAGCAAGGTTGTTGTCTTCGGAAAAACAGCTGAGTTTGCATCCAACTATCTTGGTAAAGGCTCCCTGGTTTATGTAGAGGGTCGTTTGCAGACCAGGAAATGGGAGAACAATGGCACAG